TTGATAAACAAAGTAAAGGTATTCTATTAGACGGAATTGATGAAAGTGTATTTATTTTTATAAAGCAACTTATTATTCGTTACCTCAAACAATACTCCGAAGCGGTGAAATTAGAAATAGATGCCACTGTTCCAAATAATGCTTATAGTGCTGGTTGGAATACCGCAGTAGATGAACAAAGGCGAAAAGATAAAAAGTTTTGGGAGGAAAAATATATGAACCAAAATACAACAATCATAACAAAACAAGGATTTGTCGGAGTATTCGGGAATGAAAAAGTAGAACTCAATAATGAACTTGAAATAGTTTCTATGATTTCTATGAACCAAAAAACAACAAGTGAGGAGTGGAGTAAAGAATTAAGAGATTTGTTTTTGACTGTAAAATTAAAAATGCTAAAATAAAAAATCAAAACAAAAATGCCTAAAATTTCAATCGTAATAATGGCGCATTCAAGTCGCGCGAAATACTTCCCCTATTTGAAATTAAAACTTGGCGACATTCCTTTTAGCATAGACCGGGCAGAGAAAGAAATTGGTATCTGGCAAAATTGTCGGCGAGCGTGGCTTATGCACGACATGACATCAGATTATGCGATTACCATACAAGACGACGCCATTATCGGAAATGATTTTATAAAAAGAGCCGAAAAAATCATGACAAAAGACATGGTTTATAATTTCTATTTAGGCCGTCCAAGATTCAAAAAAATAGTTAATGAAGCGAGAAAAAGAGGAAAAGAGTATATTATTAAAAAAAATATACATCACGAGATAGCGTTGGGATTTCCTACAAAACGAGTAAAAGAGATGGTGGAATTCTGCGACCGATTCAACCCGACGCACGACAGATACATAAACCGATATGTCAACGAAAAAGCACTAAAAGTTTACTTCCCAATGCCGAGCCTAATAGACCACCGGGCAGGAAAATCACTCCACAAATTAAATAAAGGTCATTACATCGCAAAAGCAACATGGTTTATAGGGGAATGAAATTATATTTTGGACAAATAAATATAGGGAACGCCGAATTTTTCAAACAATCAGGAAAAGAATACCACAGCATAGAGATTGAAAAATCTCCTCATTTTCAATTATTAAAAGGCGACGAAAAAGCGTATAAATACTATTTAGAAAAATCGTGGGGATCAGTCAGGCCGAAACAAAATTCAGAAAAAGACAGAGATAATCAGGTTAAAAAATTCAAAAATCTTTTCAAAGAGATAAAAGAAAACGGAACGAAAAAGCCGATAGTAGTATGCGAATACAAAGACAGAAAAATTATAGTGGACGGCAATCACCGGGCGGCAATTAACGCATTTCTAAAAAAAGAAGCGCCCGAGATAAAAATATCTGTGATTGACTACATAAAAAAGATTACCGAAAACAGCGCCGAATTTTACGGAACCAAAAACAAAGGAATCCCATACCAAACCATATCAGACGGCGGAAATATCTTATTAAAAGGCAGGCGGAGCGATCTTGCAGACAGAATGAAACTTATTGATAAAAAAGACATGGCCGGCAAGATAGTGGCCGACATAGGTTGCAACATTGGCATGGCGGCATTTATGGCCGTAGACAATGGAGCTAAAGAATCCGTTGGATTAGATGTGAGCGGAAAATTAGTAACCGCGGCATTAAGGATCAATGTTTTATTCGGAAAACCCTGTGAATTTATAAAAGCAGATTTTTCAAAAAAACAAGAAATTAAAGCAGATACGGCTTTTGCATTTTCAATAAACGCCCACATAAACAATAATAAAATGCTGGCAGAAAATCTGAAAAATTTTAATGTAGTATACTTTGAAACACACCAAGGATCTGAAATCCCGAGAGAAGTAGTGGCCGAATTTGAGCAGGAATTCAGGGGCGCGATAGGCGAGAGAAAATTATATCGATTATTAAAAAAATGAGATTATTTTGGTATAAAAGAGTAAGAAACTTCGGCGACGAAATATCACCAGTAATAGTGGGATACTTCTTAAAAGAAAAAATAGAATTTGCCGATAGCAACGAGCAAGGCAAAATGCTGGCCATAGGTAGTATTCTTTCTTCATTAAGGGAAAACGATGTGATATGGGGATCAGGAATGATAAAAAGCCGTATTCAAAAGATGCCAGCCGGAGCGAGGGCGCTGGCCGTAAGGGGGCCATTGACCAGAGCGAGGATAACCGGCGCGAGCGTGCCCGAGATTTACGGCGATCCGGCCATTTTGCTTCCATTAATTTATCAACCCAAGATTGAAAAAAAATATAAAGTTGGGTATATTCCCCATTATGTTGATAAAATAGAATGTAGAATACGGCACGACAAAGATTTGAAACAGGACGCAATTTTGATAGACATTCAGGCCAACTGGAAAATGATTATTAATGAGATAGTATCGTGCGAAAAAATCATCGCTTCATCGCTTCACGCGATTATTGCGGCCGAGGCATACGGCATTCCTGTCGTTTGGGCGAAATACAGCGACAAGATTATAGGCGGCCAACTTAAATATCAGGATTACTTTCTTGGCACCGGTCGCAACAAACAGGCATACGGCGAACTTCCACCATTGGAAAACTTAAAAGAAAAACAGGATATCTTAATTAAAGTATTGAAAAAACACTATGAAAAAAATTGATTTAGTTTACATTTTAGGAAACGGATCTCGCTGGCGAAATAATGAAATCAGGTATTCACTCCGAAGCGTAGAAAAAAATCTAAACATTGGAAAAATTTTTATAGTTGGCGAATATCCGTCATGGATAACCGGCGCCATTCACATTCCGGCCGCGGACATAGATAAAAACAAGCAAATAAACGCCCGGGCTAAATACTTAGTAGCGGCAAAAGACAAACGGATCAGCGAGGATTTTATTTTAATGAACGATGACTTTTTTATCTTAAAACCTATCCAAGCAATCCCTTATTACAGCCGAGGAACCATTGAGCACATGATGAACCAGCACCCGACAAAAGGTGGGTATTATTACAACTCGCTAAAAGACACAAAAGAAGTCCTAAACGAGATGGGCGTAGTATTCCCGATAGATTTTGAGATCCACGCCCCGATAATTTTCAACAAAGATAAATTAATTTCAACCATAGAAATGATCGGCACCAAAAAAGCGTATTCATTTCGTAGTTGTTATGGGAACCTGCAAAATGTTGAGGCGAAAAAAACTATTGATTTCAAGGCCGCCAATTTAGCGGAATTTACTTATCAAACGAACAGAAGCCCGGCATATTTATCGATTACCGATTCGCTCGTGGCCGCGCCAGAATTTAGAAACTGGATCCGCCGGACATTCCCCAACCCGAGCAAATATGAAACAGACCGAGGATTGGGCTCAGACATATTGCCCGGCGGCCCGATGTGTTCTCTGAAATATTATGTAAAAAAAACATTCATTTACTTTGGCAAAACACATTGCATCGGCGAGATTATTCCCTGCGAAGTAATGGACGAAATTAGAAACAATCCTAATATGAAAGATGTATGGGAATTTAAGTAAAATGTGGTATAATAAATTATGACGAAAGAACCAAAATCAAATTGTTGTCAGGCTGGCCTTGAATTTAATGACAATAACGAATCAACAGGCCCAATACACAGATGCGCTAAATGTAAAAAATTGCGCGGTTTTATTTACCCATTGGCCGGGAAAATAACCGAATCGCCCCGGGATAAAATGATTCGGAGCAAAAACGAAAATATAAAATAACACCATGGAAAAACTAATTTGGAAAACAGAGCGACGAAAAGTTAAGGACTTAATTCCCGCCGATTACAATCCTCGCAAAATTTCCGATAAAGAACGGCAAGATTTAACGGAATCAATCAAGGAGTTTTCGGAGGTAGAGCCCATAGTCATTAACACAAATAATCACCTAATAGGCGGACATCAGCGACTTGGGATTTATGCTGACCTTGCCATAGAGGAGGTTGACGCGAGAGTGCCGAATAGAGAACTGACTCTCGAGGAAGAAATTCGGTTGAATTTAAGATTAAATAAAAACACCGGATCTTGGGACACGGAAAAATTGCATGATTTGAATGTCGATATGCTTTTGGATGTCGGATTCGGCGACGAGGAATTATCGAGCATGTGGGATAATGTGGAAATGGGCGATGATGGATTCAAGTCCGACGAGGCCATAGAAAAAGCCAAGACAACCGAAATTAAACTGGGCGACATTTTTCAATTAGGGGATCACCGATTGATGTGCGGTGATTCTACCAAGGCCGAGGATGTAGAAAAATTGATGGCCGGAGCAAAAGCGGATATGATTTATTCAGATCCGCCTTATAATATCAAATTGAATTACGGAACAGGCATAGGCACACAAAATAAATATCAGGGCGAATATCAAGATAATAAAACTGATAAAAATTACGAAACATTTATTTTTGAAACTCTCAAAAACGCTCTCAAAAACGCTCTCAAAAACGCTCATTTCTTTTATTGGTGTGATGAAAAATACATAGGAATGATTCAGAAATTATATTCAGATTTGGATATCAATAATAAGAGGGTTTGTTTTTGGATTAAAAATAATCAGAATCCCACTCCACAAATTGCATTTAATAAAGTTTGCGAGGCCTGCGTTTATGGCACAATAGGCCGGCCATTTTTGAATCCAAACTATAGGGCATTTAATGAAATAATGAATAAAGAAGTCGGCACTGGAAATCAACTAATAGATGACATTTTGGATTTGATAAATTTATGGATAGTCAAAAGAGATACGGCGCAGGATTACGAACACCCCACCCAAAAACCAATAACCTTGCACGAAAAGCCATTGAAGCGATGCACCGGGCCAGGAGCTATAGTGATTGATTTATTCGGGGGAAGCGGAAGTACCTTAATGGCCTGTGAGCAATTAAAACGAAAAGCTTATTTAATGGAAATTGATCCAATTTTTTGTCAGGTAATTATTAACAGATGGCAGGATTATGCAGGAAATAAAGTCAAAAAAATTAATTAGCCCGGGCGAAGTTTGGCAATTAGGAAATCATAGAATTGCCTGTGGGGACGCGGCCGATCCTGAAATAGTCAAAAAGGCCGTGGGGGGGGGCATTATTAGAGAGATACTTACCGATCCGCCCTATGGAGTGGCCTATGTAGAAAACAAGGCGCACTTTGGCGCGAACTTGTCAAATACGACAATAATTCAAGGTGATCAATTACAGACAGAGGAAGCATACGCGATATTTACAAAGAATTGGCTCAAGGCGGCCATTCCATATTTGGATAGTTATAACACGGCATATATTTTTAATTCGGATGTGATGATTTGCGCTTTGAGGCAAGGAATGAAAGCAACTGGATTTTATTACAGCCAAACGATAATTTGGATTAAGAATACCATCGTAGTTGGCCGAAAAGATTATTTGCCGCAACATGAACTTATTGCCTATGGCTGGCACGGCCGGCACAAAATGGAGAGAAGCAAAGCCAAAAGTGTGCTATTTTATCCCAAGCCGCACAGAAGCGCACTTCACCCGACCATGAAGCCAATCGGATTATTAAGACAACTGATATTAAACAGCACTAAAATGGGCGAGGTGATATATGACCCATTCGGTGGTTCCGGAAGTACGCTGATAGCCTGTGAACATACTGGACGGAAATGCGTAATGATAGAACTGGCTCCCGAATATGTGGCCACCACAATAATGCGCTGGGAAATTTTAACCGGCAAAGAAGCTATAAAACTATGAACTACGAAATTGAAAAAACAGAAAAGAATATAGACATCGAGGCGACCAACCAAGACGGCAAAACGATAACGGTTAAAGGAACTCGTTATATTATCAAAATAGAGGGCACAGAGCGGCGCCTTATTATTGAGGGCGTGGGTAAAATTCCCAAAGAGCAAATCGAGGAAACAATGAGGCAAGCATTAAGCGATGAGGAAATATTAAAGAAGCAAAATGAAAAAGAGATATGACGAATGGGAAACAACTAAAATACGACATTGACACGGTAATCAAGCCGTATGTTATTATTGAGGGAAATCCGACAGAAATCACGAAAATCACGGAATTGAGTACAGGACAGCCGTCAAAAGGGGCACTAGACGCACAAAACGGAGCCACAACAAACGGAAAAGAGAAAGTGGAACAAGAACGCACTGAGATTATGAAACGACTGTTTTTGGAGCATTTTGTAAATTATCGGGTCATCGAAGTTGTTTGTAAAAAATTAGGACTTAATTCAAGTACTGTTCGGAAATGGCGAAAGGCCGATACGGATTTTGCGGCCGCGATGATTGAAGTTGAAATCAATAGAGTGGATGACGCGGTTGATGTTTTAATGGGTAAGGTTTTTGTTGAGCACGATGGGCCGTGCGTGCGTTATTTTCTTGATAGAAAAAACCCTGATTTCAAACCTCATACTGTTACAGAAATAATAACTGGTTCAAAATCAATGAAAAAAATAATAGACGAGGATGCCGAGGAGTTAAATAAAAAAGATGACGCAAATAATCAACAATCAAATATGGCGAACGAACATGGAAATAATCGAGGCGCTCCTGCGGATCAAAAACAAGAGGGGACAAATGGTGAAGTTCAAATTGAACATAGCGCAGAATTATTATTGGAAAAGAAAAACGAGACGAAACCTAATACTGAAAGCCCGGCAAAAAGGGTTAAGTAAAATTATTGACGCTGATCAATTAATTGATTGTGTAAGAAAACCGACCAGCGCCGTAGTTATCAGCCACGAGAGAGAGGCCACCGTCCGATTATTCGGGGCGGTGCGTTCGTTCATTGAAACATCATTATATCCGCCATTAACATCCATCGACTCCAAAAGCGAAATAAGATTCCCTGAAACAGATAGCTCTTATTTTATTGGAACGGCCGGACAAAAAGCATTCGGCCGAGGTGATACGGTGGACAGGGCGCATTTATCTGAGGCGGCTTTTTATGATGATTTAGAACGGATACTCGGAGGAATTGCCGAGGCGGCCGAATACGGACAGATAGATATTGAGACCACGCCAAACGGACGCGAGCAATTTTATGACTTATGGCAAAAAGCCAAGGCCGGGCAAAGCTCATATACTCCGATTTTTATTCCGTGGTTTATTGACAGAGAATACAGCATCGACAATATGACCGAGGACGAAAAGCAAGGATTGTCCGCTGGATTTCAAGAGATGATCACGATCTCCGATAAAGATTTTATGGGATCACTGAACGACGAGGAAAAAAGAATGTTAGGGCGAACCGAAAAAGAGTGGGGAATTATTTTGACAGCCGGGCAAATGAAATGGCGCAAGTATAAACTATGGGATAAAGGCCAGATGTTTTTTCAAGAATACCCCGAGGACGATGTAAGTTGTTTTTTACAATCAGGCCGGACAGTTTTCTCGCAGATAATCTTAGAGCCGGGCCGCAAAATTCCGTTAGATAACTTTGACCAATGGAACCAAAGCAAAGAAATCAAGGACGCATTATTAAAGCGCAGACTTTACGGCGGCGTTGACGGAGCCGAGGGAACGCCCACCGGCGACGCGCATTGTTTTGCAGTGATAGACATTCAAAAAGAAAAGGGCGTGGTAATCTACGAATACGCCAGCAACGAACCGATCGATGTTTTTTGGCAAAAGATAAAAAAAATAACCGATAAATTTAATATATTCTTAGGCATAGAAAAAAACGGAGTAGGCGTAGCCCACACACAAAAAGCAAAACAACTCGGAATTAGATTTATTGACTGGGAAACCACCGGAGCCAGCCGGCCAGTAATGATCACCGATCTTGAGGAAGCATACCGCAAGGGTGATCTAATCGAAACATATACGGCCGCAGAAAACGAGTTAAGAGATATGACATACAGCGAGAGCAATAGACCCGAACACAAAAAAGGAAAACACGACGACCGAGTATTCGCCAGAGCCGTAGCGTGGCAAATTCACAAAGGCCCAATCCCCGGCGTTAGTTTCATTTAGTTGTTGACAACTTAAATTGTGCTATAATATAAAAAACTTATGAATTGGAAAAAACTTTTTGACAATAAAAAGGAAAAGGACTACGGATCAACCGTCATGCAGGGCGGACTAGATGTTATTTCTAAACTAATCGCTCCGTCATTTTCAAAGACAGGAATGCTCGAGCAATACGGAAAATCACTTTATGTTTTTGCTTGCATTTCAAAGATTGCAACCAAGACCGCCAGCATTGATTTTCATCTCTACAGAATAACCAACAGCCAAGGCAACACCAAAGAGATATTCACCCACCCAGCCCTAGATCTTTTATACAAAATAAATCCATTTCAAACCAAGGCGGAATTCATAGAATTAACAATTATAAATCTAAAATGCACGGGTAGCGCCTTTTGGTTTAAGGTGAGGAACTCCGCCGGCCAAGTCGTTGAACTTTGGAACCTGCGGCCAGACCTAATGACCATCGTATCAGATCCAGTCAGTTTTATAAAAGGATATGAGTTAGCAAAATCAGACGGCACGACTTCAAAATTCGCGCCCGAGGACATCGTGCATATTAAATATCCCGATCCATTAAGCCAATATCTCGGACTAAGTCCATTGTTCGCCGCCCAAAAAAGAGTGCAGACCGAGGAATTCGCGACAGAATGGCAAAGGGATTTTTTCTTAAACAGCGCCCGACCGGACGCCTTAATTAAAAACCCACAGTCAACCCTAACACCTGATCAAAAAGACGACATCAGAGAAAGCTGGAATAAACGACACCGAGGCGCGGGCAACAGCTCAAAGATTGCTATTTTAGAGGGCGGCCTCGAATATCAATTAATTTCATTAACCCAAAAGGAAATGGATTATATTGAATCGATGAAATTTACGCGCGACGATATTCTCGTGGCCTTTCAAGTGCCTAAACCAATACTATCAATTATTGAGGATGTAAACCGGGCCAACAGCAAAACCGCCATGGCGATCTTTCTGGGTGAAACAATCAAGCCCGAGATCGCAAGGATAGTAGAAAAAATAAACGAGCAATTAATCTACCCCGATTTTGGCGATGAGTTTTATATTGACTTTGACGATCCCACACCACAGAACCGCGAACTAAAACTAAAAGAATACGAATCAGGAATTAAAAATAATTATCTTTTAATTAACGAAGTCAGAAGCCAAGAGGGATTGCCGCCAGTAAAGGGCGGCTGGAGTTTTTACATGCCATTGAGCGCCGTGCCGGTCGGTGGATTAAACGGACAGGAAAGCAAAAATTTAATTAAAAGAATAGTTGAACAGAGCGACGAAAACGGAAAAATAATTGAGGCGGCCAAAAAAGAAAAGTTATATGACTTCAAAGGCAGGTATTGGTTGAAACAAAAGTTTGAAATTTACGAGGCAACCGAAAAGGTAGTTAATGAATCGTTGAGCGAAAAAAAGATAAAGCCCAAGAAAAAGAAAAAAGTATGGGTGGCATTGATCAAGGATGAGGAAGTCAGAAACAACTACGCAGACATGATAAATAAAAAGATAGACGATCAAAGCGCGAAACTGAAAAACTCCTCAAGTATTTTTTTCAAAGGGCAAATGCACAGGGTGCTTGGTGAACTGGCCAAAAAGAAAAGCAAGACGATGAGGGATAAATTAACCGCCCGAAGTATCTTGAAATACGACAAAGAGGTGGGCCTATCAATAGATTTTATAATTCCTTATATTGAGCAATACTTAAAAGACGCAGGCATAGAGGCGTTAAATATGCTTGCCCCGCAAATTGAATTTAACGAAACGGCAAGAATTCAATCAACAATTCAAAAGAGGGCTCAATTTTTCGCTGAGTCGGTAAACAATACGACCTTAGAAAAGCTCGACGCCACCCTGGCCGAGGGCATAAGCTCAGGCGAGGGCATAAGGGAACTTAGCGATCGCGTAGAAGCAATCTACGAGGACTTCCCAGCATACAGAAGCGAACTGATCGCCCGGACAGAAGCCACGGCGGCCAATGCCGAGGGAGCCCTCGAGGGATACAGACAATCGGATGTAGCCACCGGCAAAGAATGGATCAACGCCGGGGATTCTCGGGTGAGAGATGAGCACGAAAACGGCATAGGCGTAGGCGGTGAAATTGTAGGTATCGAGGAAAACTTCTCAAACGGACTGCCATACCCCAGCGAGCCGAATTGCAGATGTGTTTTAGGCCCGGCATTTTTAGAATAGTATTGACATCTAAATTTGTGCTATAATAATTTTGACAAATATATGGAACCAAAAAAAGAAACAATTCTAAGACAAAAATTATTCTTCCGAGTGAAATCCATTGACGAGGATAATTTTATTATTGCAGGGACATTTTCAACCGGCGGCGAGGACAGACAAGGCGAGATCATAGATCAGAATGGTTGGAAAATAGACGAATTCATGCAAAACCCGGTAGTTCTTTTCGCTCACGATCACTACCAGCCGGCGGTAGGCAAGGTAATTGAACTAGCCAAAGACGGAAACGGAAACTTGGTGGGATCGATTCAATTCGCGGCCAAAGAGTATGAATTCGCAAATACACTTTTCAAACTATACTCGGCCGGATTTATGAGAGCATTCAGTGTAGGATTTATGAATGAAATATACGAGATAGATCAGGCAAACGACACAGTTATTCTTAAAGAAAATAATTTATACGAAATTTCCTGCGTGAATGTTGGAGCCAACGCCATGGCACTGGCCGCCAGCAAGGGCATCGACACGAACCCAATAAAAGAATATCTGAAATTACAGAAAAAGCCGAAAGAAGCACCCGAGGAAATTCAAAAAGACGCGATCAAGGACGCAACGGAAACGATCGCCCAATCAACAAAAGAAACCATACGCTCCGTTATCAGGGCCTTGAACGAGGCGCTGAAAGCGGCGACGGAAGCCGATAACCAAGTTGGTAAAGAGGTCGAACACCCCGAGAAATCGGGCGGCAACAAAAAAATACCGTTCAACATCATCAACAGGGCCGTAAGGGAACTGTTGGCGATAAAAAAAAGTCAATAACCTTAATTTAACTTTTTATATATGACCAAAGAGGAATACGAAGCGCTAAAAGCAAAAGAGCAGTCAGAATTGACTGACGACGAAAAAGCTCAAATCGAGACCTACGAAGCGGACGGCGACAAGGGCATGGATGTGGAAGCGGTAAAGCAATTAGTTTCAAAACATGTCCAAGACGCCCTAGCCAAGAAAGTAGACGAAATCTCAAGCGAGATTGTATCTAAATTTATGAAAGGCGCCGCCGAGCAGAGAGCCAAAGCCATCGACACAGGCAAACCGGCCGAGGATAAAAACCGCAACACCACCAAGATATTTATGAGAGCCCTATTGGCCGGCGACAAAGCAACTTGCAAAGCGTTGACCACAGAGCAATCAGGCCAATCGCCCGATGACGCGCAAGCAGGTTTGTTAATTCCAGTTGAATTGCGCAACGAAGTATTAAGAATCAAAGAAACTCAATACGGCCTAGCCCGACGGGATATGTTCTATCTTCCGTTTAGCGGCCCGGGCAATTCTCGTGTAATTCCTTCATTGGGAACCTCAGTAAGCGTTTATTGGACTGAAGAGGGAGCCAAAAAGAAATCCACCCAGCCCAAGTTTTCAATCGTTACCCAAACATTGAAAAAGTTAGCCGCGATTGTTCCGATGACTGAGGAAATTATTGAGGATTCGGCCATTAATTTGACCACCTTAATTGCTACATTGTTTGCCGAAGCGACCGCCAAAGAGGAGGATTTACAATTCTTTGCGGGTATCGGCAACCCTTGGACTGGTATCTTGAACAACGGCTCAGTCAACATCATATTGCAAGCGACCGGCGATGTTAACCAATTAACCGCCGATGATTTGCTCGATATGATCGACGGCACCCCAAGCGGCGCGTTAGTTGGAGCCAAGTTTTATATGCACCGAACGATCTTGTCAATTTTGAGAAAGTTGAAAGACATCGACGGCAATTATATCTTTCAAGCTCCGACCGCTGGATTACCCGGCACCGTTTGGAACTATCCCTACGAAACCTCGGACGCATTCCCCGATAAGGCAAGCGTTGGCGTAGGCGATCCTTATATTTTATTTTCTAACTTAAAGCAGGCCGCCGTATTTGGCGACAAGCAACAGTTGAGAGTAAAACTTTTGGATCAGGCGACGATTACCGATGTCGACGACTCAACAGTTATCAATCTTGCCGAGCAAGATATGATTGCATTGAGAGTAGTCGAGCGCGTCGGTTATGTTTTAGCCCTACCGAAAGCCGCAACCGTTCTGAAAGCGCAAGCTCACGAATCTTAAATTTTGATTGGGGGAGCCCGGGCAACCGGGCTCCTATCCAAAGAAGCAGAGGCGCAGTCGGGCCAGCGATAAAATTTTATTCTTAAAGGAATGGCGATACCAAATATTCAAA